TCTTTAAATTGCTTATCAATAGTAGAAACAAAACCATATCCTTTTTTAGCAGCTTTAACTAAACTAGCCATTTCTTTAAAATTTTCATTAACAAGTTTAGCTATAGCCATGTGATTTTTTACTGCTTTTTCATATTTAGAACTAAGTCTTTTAGCATCTTTAACTAAATCATCAACTAATGCTAACTCTACTTTTTGTGGTTTATTAGTTTCTCTTATAATCTCATTTAAAGCACTTAATATTTCATGATCAGTAGGTTTATTATCTGACATCTTTTGCATTTTATCTACAAAGTACCCTTCTATACTAAGTCCTTTTAGTTCACCTTCTTTTATCTTGTTCCATAAATCATCATTATCAATTCTCATTTTTACGAACCAAGTGCCATTAGGTAAATCAAAACCATACATTTTTGATTTGTCCATATCACCTTCTTTAATCCAGCTTTCAGTAGTCAATACACCTGATACTCTATCTTGATGTTCATACGTTGCTTTGTGGTGGTTATTATGCTTTAGATATAGTTCTGCTGCTTGTCTAACAGTATCTTTACTAAAATACACATAATACTCACTATCAGTTTGTGGATTGTATCTAAATATTTGTTTATTAGGTATTAATGCAGGACTAACTAACATACGCTTATCTTCATCTACTTTTGCAAATGTTAGATTGTGTTTTTCTTTTCCAAAATATACAAAGTTTTCTTCTATTGCAGGTGCTGATACTAAACTAATAGCATCTATTGCTAACATTTCGTTGTTTTCTTCTATAACTAATTCAACTATTTTTGTAGGTTTCTTTTTCATATTACTTTAGAACTTTAGTTAGTGATTTTCTTTGTTGTTCGTATGCACTTATAGCACTTTTTAATGCTTTTATTTGTGGCACATCAACTCCTAAATCTTTTGCTGCTTTTTCTACATCACCTAATATTCTGTTTGCTACTTTATTTACCGCATCTAATCTGTTAAGTTCTCTAACTCCTTTTGCTATTGCTTCCCTAGCATCAGTTGCAAATTTCATTAAATCTTCTCTACCTTTATCTAACTCATATTCATATTCTTCTAATTCTGTTATTGCAGTTAATTCGATTTTTTCTAATTTAGGTTCTGCACTTAAATTAAACTCTTTCAATTCTTTAGCATATTCATCATAGGTCTTTTTACCTAATGGTGTAGGATATTCTTTCATTTTGTTATATTTATTAGGATTAGCTTTATCACATTCTTCTTTTGTATCGTATTTACATTCTCCTGTATTACCATACTTATATTTTCCATCTGGACATTTTTTACACGGCATATTTATATATAGACATTTTTAATATTTATTTGTTTTTTAAATTGTTGCTCTTCTTCTAATGTTTGCTAACTTATCTTGACTATTAGTCATATCATCTGTTACTACAAACGCTTGTACGGGTTCTGGTGCTTGTACTCCACCTAAATCAAATGCACCACTTAACATTTGAGGTGCTGGTGTTGATGCTGATATACTTGCTGATCCTCCACCACCACTACCTACATCTTGTTCCATAATTTTTCTAACATTAGCTAAACCTGAAGCTATTACCGCTGCACCTGTTACGATACCAAGTACACCACCTTGTGCTATTGCTTTATTTGCACCTACATAAGTATCTATAACTGCTTGTGCTACTGCTAATGCTTTATTATCTCCAGCTAAACCACTTAATGCACCTGCTAATTGTCCATACGCTGATATTTGTGCTTGTGCATTGTCTAATGCTACTTGTTTTTGTTCTTTTAAAGTTTCTGATTGTTCTTTAGTTAATGCAATATCTTGTGATTTTTGTTCACTTCTAAACCCTTCTATTTGTGCTAATACTGCTGCTTCTTCTGTTTGTGCTTGTATTAATGCTAAATAATCTGCATCATTTTTAGTTAAATCAAATTGTGCTTGTGCTGCTTTTGTAACTGCTTCTGCATTAGCTAACATAGCTTTTTCTTGATCATCTAAAATAGTTTTTAGTTGTAAACTTGCTGCCATTCTATCTTCCATTGCCCTAGTTTCATCATCTCTAATTTGTCTTTGTATTTCAGCTTCTCTATCTTTTTGTTCTATAATTTGTTGATTTAATGCTGCTGCTATTTCTGCACTTTTATTCAGTTCTACTAAATTTTCTGCTGCTTCTAATGTTCCTTTTGCATACTCTTTAATTGCTTTAGTTCCTTTTGTTACTGTTTCTGTAATTTTATCAACACTATCATCTACACCTGTAATTACATCAACACTTTCTTTACCTGCTTCTTTTAAACTAGATAATGCACCTTTAAAATCTCTTGCAAAAAATTTCATAAAAGCATTTCCTAAATGCCCAAATACGTCTATTAAGCTATTAAATCTTTCTATAACATTATCTACTATTGCTTTACCAAAATTTTTAATTGATTGTACAGGATCTTTAAAAATAGATTTAAAATAACCTACAACTGTACCTATATTGCCTTCTAAAAATTTAAATAAATCATTAAATGCAATATTTAAAAATTGCATAGCAGTATTAAAAGTATCTACTACTTTTTGGTTTTGTCTAAATACATCAGCTAATTTTACAAATAAACCTACTACTAAACCTATACCTGCT